GATAAAATTTGGGCTAAACCTTCTATTTTATCTGGAGGTATATTTGTAATTATATTATTTTCATATTTGTATAACGTTTGCTTTGAGACTCCAATCCTTTCGCCGACTTCTTCTAGAGTCATTTTATTTTGAATTCTGAGATTTTTGATTCTATCTCCTTTGTTAGTAGCCATTAAATTTACCTCGCTCTTAATATAATTTTCTCTATGAGTTAATATTACACCGTTTTAACTTAATAGGCAACATTTTTGTAAAATGTCTTAACAAAAATAACTTGAAAAGTTACGCAAAGTAGATTATTATTTAGGTAACCTAATAAGTTACTTGAATAAAGGAGGTGATATATTGATTGATGTAAATAAGCTAAAAGGTTCAATTGTTAGTGCTGGGAAAACTCAAACAGATGTTGCTAAAAGATTAGGAATTACGCCTAAAACATTTTCTATTAAATTAAAAAAAGGCGTATTTGGCTCTGATGAGATTGAGGCTATGATTGATTATCTTTCGATTGAAGACCCTTTATCTATTTTTTTTGTAAAATAAGTAACTTATTAAGTTACTTATTAAGTTTAATAAAGGAGGAGAGATGAATCAAAGAAGTAGTTTTGTTGTCAACACAATTCGACAATAAAAAATACTACGTAATAGACCTGAACGGTAATCTATCACGTAGCATCAAAGATGGATTGATATTTTTAAATCGGGACGATGCAGATATGTATATACCTGGCATTGAATCAAAATTAAAAATAGTTTTAGACGGGGCTGCAAATCTTATTAATGCAGAATCAATTAATCTTATGAGTATAATTTCTGACACACTTTTCGAGCGCATATCGTGCTCTGGAAATAATAATTAATGCCTCAATAGTTGATTGATAAGTATCATTACTTAGGTATTTGGGTGTATGTGCTTTGGGATTCCTGTATAGATAAACAATTGCATTTAGCAACGAACGGAGACCATTGTGATCTGATTTTTCATCATCAGTTTGAAATTTATTCATAACGATTATCGGATTCGAACCTTCAAAACATCGATTTACTAGAGTACTCCCATCTAAATCTAATCCTGATATAGAGCGCAATTCTGCTAATAGGCATTTACAAGATTCAAATATCAAATGGAATAGATTTTCTGAAATAATTTCAGGTCTACAGAACGCAAGTATCTGAGGATGAATTGAAAATCTATGCAGATCTGCTTTCAATCGACTTACAACCTCGGTAGCCTCGTCTAGCGTTGTTGCAGGAGTTACTTTTATTACCTTTCCTGTAGGAAGAAGTTTAAGCCCGATAAAACTTAAAAGTGTATTTAATGAATCTAATGCATCAGTAAAATCATTTTGTCTTTCTACGAAGAGTGACGGAGACATAATGTATTCAATTATTTTTATCATTGGATCGTAGGAATTGTTCTTATTACATTCATTAGCGACTCCATTATAAATACGTTTCCATTTTGTATCGATATCAGGAAGTTCACAGTTAATACCTAAATTAGCAAACATTATTGTTATTTCTTGTCCAGTTAATAACTCACCTAGTATTTTACAAATTTTTGTGATTTGTAAACTATTCATTTATATCACTCCCTTTTATCAAAATTATACATGAACGGGAGGTGAAGATAAATATTTAATTAACAAAGGAGAAAATATGTACAACACAAACAACTGATTTAGCTCTATCGATTAAAAACTCATAAATTGGAAAAACATATAAGACACCAACAAACGTTGGTGGCAGTAGCGAGGGGCATTAAATGAAAGAGGAAAAACATATTAAAATACTCCGCCAACAGCTGGAACTATTGACGGAGTTGCAAAAACAAGTGGATGATCCACAAATAATCATGGAGTTATCTGACAAAATAATTGTGTTATCTGATGCACTAACTAATCTAGAAGAATCACAAAATAATAAATTATCTGTTTGGAAAGACGCATCATTAATTTATCAATTAGCCTTATCAATTCAAAATAAATGTGCAAAAGATATAGATGAATTATTTGCTCTGGGCAGTGACAAAAGTAAATAGCATCTGCATAACTGCGATAGCAATATGTTGATGCTTGTGGAGCACATTAGAAAATTTTGATAATAGACCTTTTGGCACGGGAATATCATTACTTAAGTTTGTTTCTAGCAAATGGAGCATTTTTCTAAACGCTTCTTTTTCTTCCATAGATATATTTTTGTCATTGTCAATTAGATTTGAAATTGAATTTATGGATTGATCTATAGAAATTGAAACATTTTCTTGTGAACCAATTATAGAATTTCCATTTATAGTGCCAATGTTAAATATATTGGTTGCATTAGAGCGTTTATGAGCACGCTGATAGTCTGTTTCATATTTTAAAATGGCGCCATCAGTCATTCCCAAAGGTTTTACATCTATAACATGGTAGTTCTTTTTGTTATGAACCAAGATATCGCCTTCTATTATATCTGAAAATTCTAATGTTTGAATGGAGTTTGGATATTTACTAGAACAGAAAAATCCATACACTTTGTCAGCGATTACTTTATTATTTCGTATTACAGTAAATAATTCAGACATATTTTTAAATGGGGCAACCGGCATTTTGAATTTCATTATAATCACCTCCTTTCAAGGTGATTATACAAACAATTATTTAAGAATACGCAAAATATTCATGAAAATTTTATGAACATCTATAAAGAAGATATAAAGGAGGATTATTGTGGACAGGAATAAATTATGCATAACAGTCGCTGAGGCTGCTGAACTAGCAAGCGTTCCTCAAGATGTGATTCGTCAATGGGCGGCTGACTTTGATTTTCCGTCGATGAAGATAGGGACCCGAGGAGGTAAACGATTGATCCATTTAGATTCGTTTAATGCATGGCTAGGGAAACGATGCCAAGCAAGAATAGGAGAGTGAAAAAATGAAAAAATTAGCAGGCATCATGTTGGCCACATGTTTTGGAATTTTAGAAGGCTCAGATGTGCAAGGGTACGAGTTGCACTCATCGACTATGCTACTGTTGCTTTTATGCGTTGTATCAGCAGTAGCTATTCTTTATAAATCATTTAAGGAGGATGAGCATTATGGACGATATTGATGTGATTGGTGTGTTATTTATTCTTGTTGTGATGGCCGTTTGCATTATGTTTTATGGCGGTCTGGTTTGGGTACTAATACGATGAGACGTCCGGTTCGAACATGTACGAAATGTGGAGTTAGGTTAATTCCACACACTCATAACTACATTTATGACGAGACTAATCGTAAGGCAATTAGAGTATGCAAACATTGCCACGATGAACATGTTCGCCGTAAAAGTAAAAATGCTCGCACTCACGGCAATGAGATACGAGCACAAATTAAATTAACCTAGTTAAATTGTAACACATAAGGAGGCTACTATGCCAACTGTTAATAAAAATATAGATTTTGATTTCTTTAATAGAACGGGCCGGTACCCTCCGAAGATACGATTTAACATGTGGGGTTCCGCATGCGGATTAAGCATTGACGCTTATAAAGCACTAGGGCAACCTATCGGCCTTAGAGTTGGAATCGATAAGGCGGATCGTGAAATTCATGTTTTACCAGTTACTAAAGAAAACATTAAGGGTGCTATTTATCCAAAAACACATGAACTTAAACATTCAAAAGTATTAATTTCAACATCCCGTATCGTTCTGGCCGAGCTCAGAGAATTGGGAATTACTAAAAACATTGAAGGGGCCGTGAATGATGAAAACGGGACATTAGAGTTGCTATTTAAATTTTGAGAGGAGATAAAATGCCTGAAATAAAAGCAATAAAATCTAAACCTACTGTAAATGCATTTGACTTTAATTTCTTTGCAGATAACAAAGGCAAGCATGAATCATTACAAAAGGTAGCGATAGTGACTACAAATAGCTATATCAAACTTTCAATGCCGGCTTACAGGAAATTAAAAGGCCCGGAATATTTCAAAGTTGGTATAGATATTAACAATAAAGTCATTTGTGTGGCGCCTGCGCTTGAAACAGAGCCATATGTAATTAAACCAACAGCAAGGCAAATTGAAAAAAATACTATTTATATATCCAAAAGTCGTAGCGTAATTCAAAAACTTCAAGAGATTGGAATTCCCAAAATCGTTGAAGGGAAATTAGTTGATGATGAATTACTGTTTAAATTTTAAGGAGAATTAATCATGGAAAATAAAAACGTTTTAACTATTAACTTTAATAACATAGAAGATTTGGCATTGCAGATCGCGGAATGGAATGCAACTTTAAATCATCAATGCTGCGGTAGTTGCTCAGAGACTTCCGATATGCCTATTGTCGAAGTGCGACCTGCTAACGGTAAGAGCCTTGAACTTGCTGAAGAGGCGCTCAATGCAGAATTTAAAAAGTGTGTTGAACGCGAGCAGTCTGACAAGAAGGATGTCAAAAAGGTTGCTAAAGAACAAACATCTGATGATATTCCAGTGCAGCCATTAGACGCAGAACCTGTTGAACCAAAAGAAGAGCGGACGCCACAACAGGAAGAAATTGAGCCTAAAGATGCGCCTGCGCAGGAAGTTGAAAACACGTTAGATGTAACACCTGAACCTGTAGATAAAAAAGCCTTTTATAAGGAATTCCGTGAATGGATGGGTGAAGATGGGGTAAAAGCAAAAAAAGCACTTGCAATTTTTAGCAAGCATGGTGTTACTCGTCCGTCCAGCGATTCTTTGACAGATGATCTTATCACCGATTTGAAATCCATTATGGCAGAGGAGGCTTAAATATGTCTAAACAACAATTTAAAAGCCAAGCAGATATATGTAAGAAGTCGTTAGATATATTACATAAAGCGATTGAAATGGACCCTAGTAACGCTGAAGAATACCGAGCTGGTATTGCTTACGCAGAAGGAGTTATGAAAGCGTCCAATGCGATTGTAAAAGCATTTGATGTGGTCGAGCCTCCTAAGTCAGCTGCTCATAAGGATAAAACGGAAGATGCTGCAAAGGAAGAAAAGCCAAAGCGTACACGTAAGACTAAAGCAGCCAAAGAACCTGCGCCAGTTGATAATGAACCAGCTACAGATGAAACACAACCAATGGTTGAGCCTAGTGTAGAAGAAAATTCGAACATCTTTTCCATGTTCGACGATTAAGGCGGTGGCGTTCTGTGGAAACTGTGTCTAGTTTATACATCCGTAAAATGTTCGATAGCATCATAATTGAAAAACATTATGATGCTGCTTACACAACAATTCACCATTGCGATTGCAATCATACATTTGGTGGTACATGGAATCGAAAATATAGCATGGGCTGCGGATATTATACAGGTGCGAAATGTTATGTTTGTCCTAATTGTGGAACTCGCTCCGAACCATATGTTCATAAAGTAGTAATTGCATCTGATGACGAGGAATTATTTCCTAAAGAAATGTTTTTTGAGGTCGTTAATTGCAAAGACTTTCTCGATCTTCGTATTAAATATAAAGGTATTCAGCTATTTTGGGATGGAACGTCTGAAGATGGCTCTTATAAAGAGGTTTTGCGTTTTGATTTCAAAGCCAGAAAAGCTTTTTATATCGATGAAGATAAGAGAAAACATGAACTCACAGTCGATTATATTCGTGAGTATGATAATCCGATTATGCCAATTTTAAAATACATAGGGAAATCATATGCAGTTCATGGAGTTAATAAAGAACATTTGGCCAAACTCCTCAAAAGTCTGCGCATAACGTTTGAAAAGCGCTTATCAGAACAGTGTGGATATAAAGTAAAAAATGTTTATATCCCACATTCGATTAGTGAATATGGCGGATATGGGGTTTCTATGCTGGTTAATATGATCTTAAAGCTCAGAGCTCCTGATATGCCTGCTGTCACTAAAATTATTAAAAGCAACATTAAATGGACTCCACGCTATTGGATGGGTTCCATAAGAGATCTACATTTTGATGATTCGATTTTAACTATGACTAAAAAGGGAACCGGGTTCTTAGAAGCATTGCGAATTTATCATCGAGCTCCTGATAGTAAATTATTGCGTAGCATGATGGTTAATGACCCTATGATTGTTAAGTTATCAGATATGTTGAATGTATTTAAGGATGAAAACAATCGGAGAACAATATTGACTCTTAATCGAGATAAAGGCTTCGATGATGTATCTGCGAAAATAGTAGATGCTGCTCATTTGAATGAGCAGATGGGTGTTAGGTCTCAAAAAATCTTTAATATGTGGGTAGGTATTTCCAAA